TTGATGATGATGCCCGTCTTTGTCCCTGCGACACGGAACGAATCGTACAGGGCGCGCCGAGTAAGCGTGGACTCCGCATCGAGCTTCTTCTGCAGATACGCCTTGACCGTAGCGACGTCCTTGCCAGTTGCTTCCGCAATGGCCAGCACGACAATGCTCGCACCGGATACTCCGCCGCCGCCAGCTGCGCGACCCTTGCCCCACTTACCTGCCTGAATCTCAGCATTCAGATCATCAATAGCGATGACCATATCTTCCTCGCTGAGGGGCTTATCCGCCGGCGATGCAAGCTCATCCCCGAACTTCTGCTCTGCGCCGTGACCTGCGAAACGAGCCAGGAGCTCAAGGGGCAATGCGATCAGTCGCGTCTCCCCGTTGCGGAAGTCCATACGAATGCTGACTGCGCCGGCTTCGAGCTGAACCACGCCACTATCAACCTGGATCTTCGAATCATCCAGTACCGTTTCCTTATTCACCTTCCTCTTGCCGCCGAACGTGACCGACCTGCCGTCCGTCATCTGCACAACGGTCTGCTCGGTCTTGGCCTTTGCAACTACCTCAGTCGTGGTATCACTCATGTTTCTATTCTCCATTGCAGCCCTTTGAATGGTCGGCGGCTGCGCTTTCCGACTTGCGGATTATTCCGCAGAATTCTTCCAGCCGAGCACCTCGGCCTCGTAGCGAGCCTTCTCGCCGGCTACCCACTCCCGATCAATCCAGCCATCGGGAGTCCTGACCCACTTCCGCACCGGCGCACCAAAGCGGCAGCGATAAACCTCGCCGTTGCTGAGGGGACGCTTAGGGATTGCAGTAAGTGGTATTAATCTTGACATTTGAGCCTCCGAGCCTCTGGCGCATTTACTTGGGCTGCGCCGTTTTCCCCATTCACCATTAGACGGATGACTGGCCGTTAGGTTCCCAAGGATTGAGAATATTTGCGAGAGCCGAATGGATTATGTGCGCTAGTTATTCCCGCATAACCTACGCGGGATTCCAGCACCCAGGGTTCCCGCAGCGCCTGTTCGAGGTAGCTGGCGAGCTGCCCTGCCTCCTCTCGCGTGAGCCGGATTTGCGTCCCTCTCACATGGGCGATAACTGTTCCCGTTCCCAGATCAATCGAGACTACGATGCTCATATCAACCACCCCTTAAGTTGGTAGTGCGTCCGAAGGATGCTGAGGGGTCGCTGCTCCCTCAGCGCTTCGTCGTAGGCGCGAAGCCAGGCGATGTTGCGCCGGAGCTGGCCGCGTGAGGGAATGCCGGCTATATACTGATCGCTCCACATTAGATCAATCCCTCGAGCAGGTCAAACACATAATCCGGCTCCAGTCCGAATTCTTGGGCCAGTACCTCTTCCGGATCTTCCCCATCCTCCACCCTTTCGCGAGCTTCCGCGATAGCTTCGGCGGCTTCCGAGGGCGTCATTCTATCCCTTCGCATCAGCACCTGCGCTAGTGATTCAAGTTTCGGAATCCCTTGTGTTAAAGGGATCTCTACCATATTCCCGCTTAGCTTCAGTGGTTTCATCATCTCTCCTCTAGGCACCATTGCCCTATGTATTAGACGGAAACTATCCCGTCCGGTTCCCAAGATCAATGTGTCAGGATAATCGAAGGAGGCACAACAATCCGTGAGGCGAATGCTGTCTTAATATCCCTATCACAAGCCAGCACATCCTCATCCGTCCAGCCCTGGCTGAGCACATACGCATTACTCAGCCCGTTGAACGAGCCGCCGAGCATCTTCAGGGCATGAATCCCATTAGAGCTATGCTGACGCTCAAGCACCTCGGCCAGTACCCGCATTGCCTCTCCGGCCATTCCTGCGTTCATCACAAGGGCGAACATGGAGCGTCCCCACGTCTTAGCCACAGGACGGAAGCACTCCTCGATATCCAGCATCTCGTCCTCGGCGGCTTCCGAGCCATTCAGTCCCTGTTCCATCATGTTCCTTTCCGGTTAATAAAATCATACGCCCCGCCTGGGGCGGTGAGGGGATTCTGCAGCGCCTTATCAATGTCCAACCCGTCGTGTTCCGCGACTTCCTGCAGCCGCCCGAATGCCGATCCATCCACTTCCGAAGGCGCATCTCCGCCTTCCGTAAGCATCGGCGGCGGAGCGCGTTTCACTCCAAGCACTTCCGCGGCCTCCCCTCCATGCTCCACTTCCCAGGCCTCTCTTGCCTTAACCTGCTCCTGCAACGTCAGCAGCTTCTCCAGCGTCCTATCCTGCTCCGCTTGCGTAGGCATTCTCAGCCCACTTCCCTTCTGCCAGCATTCTCCCCGCACTATCCTTCCTACCTGCGCTATCCCTAATTGATAGTGTCGCGCTAACGCTCCCTGGGTCGCGCCCTCTCCGTAAGCCCTTCTCATCTCCTGCACCAACTCAGCCGTCATCTTCCCCATCTCATCCTCCTCGATCTATACCTCGCTCATCAACCCCGATTCCCTAAATAAAGGAAACTATGGAATTCAAGAAAGCTAAAGTATTAAGAAAAAAAAATAAAAAAAAAAAACTTCTAAGAATCCTTTTACGTTTCCCAGGTCTTTTCTTTTCGGGAATCCCCCTTGATGAGCGAGGAGTAGTCCGTGAAGATCGAGATGGATGATGTTACCATGATGAGACGTAAAACTTCCTTTTTCGTTCCCAAGTAATTTACCTTATTCGTCTCAGTGAGAAAAGGGGCTTTCGCCCCTCTCCGCGCGCGCTCTCCTTACCCTCTCTCCCCTACGCCTCGGAAGATCTCACAGATCTTATGATACGCTGCGCTCGGCGTAAGTATCCCCATGTTCAGCTCCCTCAGCACCCTGCCCAGCCGCGTCCTCATCTCTTGGCTCATTGTCCGTCCTCCGAATCATCTTCCTCTTCCCAGCTGCCCTCGGCCCATGCTTCCAGTTCCTCCTCATCCAGAATTGCCCAAGTCAAGCTCGGGTCTAGTCCGTGAGAGATAAGTTCGCTTTGTACTTGAAGATACGTCATGATAGAGCCTCCAACTTTGGGCGAGAAGTCCCGCTCGCCCGTTCGGGTGTTAATTCACTCCGGTATATCCGCCTGTCGTGTTCGCTTTCTTCGCAACACGCTTAACAAGCTTGTCCAGTTCTTCCATCAGATAATCCGCCGCTTCAGAACTAAGTTCGTCCAAAGTCCATTCGTCATATCCGCCATAGCCAGATATCGCCGGCGTTCGCTGAATGTAGATCTTGTATTCCCGTTTTTCGCCCATGCTACGTCTCCTTTAGGTCAGTAGATCAATCAGTTTCTTAACCTGTTCAGCCGTCTCCGCCGTAATCCGCCATGCGCGGATTACTTGCGTACTCGGCTTTGTCGTTGAGTCCCAATCATGCACGACTCCCTCTACAACCGCGAACGCATGGCCTTTCTTATGCACAACGTAGCTGCCGGTATCGTAGAGCAGGGCGAAGTGGGACAGCGGCATTTCGCAGGCATCAATACGATACATCTTGAGCTTCGCTTCATGCACTTGCCGCGAGATCTCAATCGACGTTCCTTGCTTCAGACTCCGCCCGAATGCCGCGAACAGAACACTCGATTGCTCGTATGTTATCCCACAGGCTACCGCTACCGCCCGAACGGAACAGTCAGACTTGTCCCATGTTGGCCGCTCCGCGCCGTAGCTGGTTGAATCTTTCCTCATGATTGAGCCTCCATCGTTATCTGCGAACCGACTGGCCACATACCATACGCCTCAATATTCCGAGGCGTATAATCTGGGGTCAGATATCGTCGAGACTCGCAATCCGCGCCTCGGCTGCTTCGTATGAAATTCCCCACTTCGCCGCGAGCTTGATGATGCTCGGATGTAGCTTGGGCGTAGATCCTCCCTTCGCATTCCAATCGCCGCCGGTGAGCTGCGCAATCATCTGATCAACTGCCGCCTTCCGCATGGCTTCTGTGACAACAAAGCCATTCTCCTCGGACTTGCTGATCGCCGCATTGTCCCCGATTTTGTGACTCAATCCCGCGAGCTTCGCGTGTTCCAGAATCGCCTCGGACAGATCAGCCGCCGAGATTGTTGAGGGCTGCAGGTCGCCTTCGAACGTGAAAGTGACAGTCCCTGCCTTTACATCAATGAGCTTTTTCATGATATTCCCTTTCCATTATCGGGCAGCCCCATGCTGTCCCATACCCATTTGACGCGCCCCGTCCAGTTTTGTTCCCATTATTTTCATTCGTTTCTGTTGTATTTGTGCAACAATCACGGACATTCGGGCTGGTGCATGGCAGCATTTCATGTTGCGCTGCAGCATCGTCATCGTCCATGATGCACCAAGGGAGCGCATCAATGGACAGCCGCCCGTCCATCAATATAACTGATGCACTAAATGAGTGCGCCCGCGGGCAGGCAGCCATTTCGATTGACCGACTGAAAAGACGGGGGGGGGGCAAAAAAAGAAACTGAAAAACGGGCATAATGCAGAAAATAATAGTTTTGCGCTAAAAGTATCGTGCGCAAATTATGTAAGAATAACGTCCCCACGATACCGAGAACCACCGCCCCAGGGAACCGTCCCTCAGCCTCCCCGTCAAACACAAATGGATACGGGAGCGCAGGGCGGGGCAGGCGAACAGGGCGAGCGGGGCGAGCGGGTCGCAATAGCGAAGATCCGGTACACTCATGCGGATATGATAGATTTTATTATATCGAATCCAGGAGTGAGCCAGAATGCCTTGGCCGCCCGCTACGGGTATTCGGTAGGCTGGGTAAGTCAGGTTATGTCGAGTGATGCCTGGCAAAGTGCGATGGCGGGCAGGCGCGGGGAGCTGGTTGATCCGGTGCTCGTGGCGACGATCGACGAACGCTTTAAGGCCCTCACGAATAGGAGCCTGGATCGTCTGATGGAGAAGCTCGATGCTCCGCAGGTGAGTGACCAGGTGGTGTTGAGGGCAGTGGAACTGGGGGCCAAGGCCATAGGGGTCGGCGGGAATGCAGCGCCGGCAGCTCCTCAGCAAGATCACCTAGCAGCCCTGGCGCAGCGGCTCATCGCCCTGCAGTCGAATGTGAGACTTAACCAAGGAGTAGTGATAAATGGCGAAGCAGTCGAAGTCGAAACCCGCGCCGCAGCGTGAAGTGGAAGGGAAGTGTTTCAAGGATCTGGCGCTGATGAAGGTCAATCCGAAGAAGGAACAGTTTGAGCCTACCGCCGCCGAGCCAATGCGTCAGCGGTATAAGATGGCTGGCGGCTGCTAGGGAAGAATAAATGATCGCCGCCGGCCTTCTGCCGCAGAACCTCGAGACTTCCCGTCTCCCCCTGGGTTCCCGCGCTTGGGAAGTGTCGGCGGCTCCCCTATGAGTCGGGTTATCTTTGGAGGGAAACTCCTTGGCGAAACAACGAACCTTGTCTTCGACTTCACCAGTCGCCTTGCGCTCGGAGAGTCTCTCTCGTCTGCAAGCACTGGCGCAACCGTCTATTCCGGTACTGACGCCACGCCTTCAGGGATCTTATCGAGCGGCACTAGTGTCGCCTCCGGTAAAGCCACGCAAGCGGTAACGGGCGGAGTGTTGGGCGTAACCTATCTGTTAGTATGCACCGCAGTGACTTCGGCAGGGCAGCATCTTGAGCTCTCCGGTTTCCTGGCTGTGGTAGAGGATTCGAAGTAATGGCGGCGGTGCAACTCACGGCGGATCTCATCGAATCGTTTGCAGGGACGTTTATCTCTCCGCGCTTCGATGATGCAAGGCCTACGCCGGCTCTGCATCGGGAAGCCTGGGCACTCTATTCCTCCCCTGTAGTGAGTGCGATGGTGATTGCTCCGCGAGATCATGCGAAGTCCACGGCCCTCACGACAGTTTATACCCTGGCAGAATGCCTCTTTCGGACTTCCGATTACGTGATTCTGATCGGTTCAACGGAGGACGGCTCGGCGGAGCAACTCGGGAATATCGTGGAGGAACTCACGGAGAATGATGATCTGATTCGGGAGTTCGGGATTAAGAAGTTCCTCCGCACGTCGAATACGGACGTGATCTGTGAAATGGCTGATGGACATAGGTTTCGGATCATCGCCAAGGGAGCGGAGCAGCGGATTCGCGGGCGACTGTGGAAGGGGAAGCGCCCGAACCTGATCGTCGCGGATGACATGGAAGATGATGAACAGGTAGAGAATGCGGATCGTCGGGCGAAGTTCCGGAGATGGTTCTTCCGAGCGGCGAAGCAGGCATTGTCGAAGTCCGGTAAGGTTCGGCTCCATGGAACGGTTCTGCACGAGGACTCGCTGCTGAATCGACTTCGGCGGAACCGGACGTGGAGTCATCTGTTCTATAAGGCCCATCGGAGCTTCGATGACTTCTCGGAGATCCTCTGGCCGGAGCGCTGGAGTGAGGAGCATCTGAGGGCGCGGCGCCAGGAGTTCATCGAGGACGGGGATGCTGCAGGGTACTCGCAGGAGTTTCTCAACGATCCCCTCGATCACTCGGATGCGTTCCTGAAGCTTGCGGATTTCAAAGCGATGACGAACGAGGATTATGAGGCGGAGAAGATTGTGTGCATAGCCGCCGACTTCGCCGTGTCCAAGGCCGATAAGGCCAACCGTACCTCCTTCACGGTCGGCGGCAAGACCGTAGACAACACCCTCCACATTATCGATCAGGCAGTCGGGCGCTGGGATCCCGTTGACTGGATTGACATGATGTTCGAATTGCAGAAGAAGTGGGATCCCGAAGTCTTCTGGGTAGAGGATGGGGTGATTTGGAAGTCCGTCCGGTCTATGATCTATCGCGAGATGCAGACGCGGGATGTGCGGATTAACCTCGAGGCGATCCTTCCCGTTAAGGATAAGGCGACCCGCGGCCGCTCCTACCAGAGACGTATGCGTTCCGGCCAGTGCCGTTTCGATAAGATGGCGGATTGGTATCCGAGTTTTGAGCAAGAGAACCTGCGCTTCACCGGTAATGCTGGCGCTACACTCGATGACCAGTTCGACTCGGCGGCTCTCCTCTCTCGCGGCTTCGACGACTTCAGCCACGTGGAGAAGGAAGACTTCTACGACGAAGAGGACTGGGAACAGGAACGCGGATTCTGGAATCGGAAGTCCTTGTCGGCCGCCGATGGCCGTTCCCAGGTGACGGGGTATTAAATGCGCCCATTATCCCATCATACCCTGCGCGCTTTTGGTTTTGACTTTGGTTTTGGTTTGATCCCCCTCGGTTTTTGCTTTTCCGATGTCGCCGGCTAACCACAACTACTGCCTACGGTTTTAACCTACCCTAATGCTAAAACTAGATTCCCCTATCACCCTTAACGAGAAGGCATGGCTTTCTCCGAATCTCTGCGACCGTTTCAGTTCAGATGATCTCACTCGTATAGGAATCGAGTGCCACGCTGGTTATGAGCGCGACGAACAGTCCCGCGCCGTTTGGATGAAACGAAATGAAGCCGGCATGGATTTAGCCCTTCAGATTCAAAAGGATAAATCCTTTCCATGGCCTGGTTGCTCCAATGTTGCATTCCCCTTAGTGACAATTGCTGCAATGCAATTTCACGCAAGAGCCTACCCTGCGATTGTGGGGGGAAGCCAGATAGTAAAGTGCGCTGTCTTCGGAGAGGATCCGACTGGTCAGATAACTGCTCATGCCAATCGTGTTTCTACACATATGTCCTGGCAACTCCTTTACGAGGACAAGTGTTGGGAAGAGCAGGAAGATAAGGCGATTCTTAACCTCAGTATCGTCGGAACTAATTTCAAGAAGAGTTACTACTCTCCCAGTACCCGCCACAATGTAAGTGAACTCGTTCTGGCCAAGGATCTTGTCCTAGACTACTGGAGCAAGTCCGTCGAAGAGTGTCCTCGGAAGACGCATAAAGTTCCCAAGTTCCGTAATGAGATCTATGAAAATGTAATGCGTGGAATATGGCGCGATATTCTCGAAGAAGGCTGGTATCAAGGAGCCCCTGCCACCCGCAGCAGTACCCAACAAATTCACCAAGATAACCGGCAAGGCGTAACTGCTTCAAGACCAGATGACACTACATCTTTGCTCTTCCTCGAGCAACACGTTAACTTAGATCTGGATGACGACGGATACGCTGAGCCCTATATTATCACCTTCGAGTCTACAAGTCGTTGCGTCGTTCGCATCGTTACTCGTTTCGAAAGTGAGCAAGCAATTGAACGAGTAGCCGCCGGCAAGCGTAAGGGCTCCATCATTCGTATCGAGGCCTCGGAATATTTCACCAAGAAAACCTTCATCCCTTCTCCTGACGGTGGAATCTATGACATTGGGTTTGGTGTGTTTCTGGGGCCGCTTAACGAGGCCGTCAATTCCCTCGTCAATATGCTTCTTGACGCCGGAACAATGCAAACTACCGCCGGAGGCTTCCTCGGACGCGGTGCCAAGATTCGTAGCGGAACTCATACTTCTGCCCCTTTTGAGTGGAAACGTGTTGATTCGACTGGTGACGATCTCCGTAAGTCGATCTTTCCCCTTCCTGTCAATGCGCCTTCGGACGTTCTTTTCCAACTCCTCAGCCTCCTAATCAACTACACAAGCCGCGTCTCCGGTACTACAGACATCACCGTTGGAGAGAATCCAGGGCAGAACACCCCCGCCCAGACCACGCAGACTATGGTTGAGATGGGACAGAAGATCTACACCGCCATATTCAAGCGCATCTGGCGCGCTTCGCGAGAGGAGTTCCAGAAACTCTTCAAGCTTAACGGCATCTATATGTCTTTAGATATTCCCGCCCCCGGCGGAGCGACACGAAAAGACTACCTTGGCAGTGCTACCCAGATCTCTCCCGTCGCTGACCCTAACATCACCAGCGATACCATGCGTCTTCAGATGGCAATGGCCCTGAAGCAGACCGCCGCAACAACTCCTGGTTATGACAAGGATGAAGTTGAGCGTCGTTTCCTTAAGTCTATGCACGTAGAAGGTGCAGAAGCAGTCTTTAAGGGTACGAATGGCCAGCCGCCGCCCAAAGATCCCCTGCTTGTCATCCAGGAAGCTAAGAATCAGGGCGATCTGGAGGTCAAGAAGCTTGATGTACAGATCAAACAGGCCGAGTTGCAGCTCAAATCTCAAGATTCTCAGATGGCTCAGCAGCAATTCATCATGAAGATGCAGGAAGAGCAGCGTCTCAATAACGCTACTATCTTACAACTTGAGGCCAAGGCTGCGGAAGCTGCTGCTAATGCGCAGAGTGAGCAAGCTTATGCTCAGGTCGCCATTATTAATGCAGAACTAAGCCGCACCAAGCACGCTAATGACCACATCAATGCGGCTCTTGAGCGCGAAACAAAGCATTACATCGCAGAACTTGATGCAAAAACACGTATTATAGAAGCTGAAAAAACGGCAGCAGTTAAAGCGAAGGAAACACTCGCTCCTGCGAAGGCAGAACCGAAACCTCAGCCTCTTCCGGACATTCACGTACATCTTCCTAGTGGCGGAAAGAAGAAAATCAGCAAGGGCGCAGACGGTTCTTATGTATCTGAGGAAATCGCATAATGACTACAGGATATTCCAGCACCCTGCGTACTGCCCAGCTTGATCCGATTACTACAGCAGTCGGAAGTGCAGGACTTTTGCGTATATACGACGGAGCGCGCCCTGCAACAGGTGGTGCTGCTACGGTTAAGTTGGCGGAATTCACATTAGGCAGTCCCTTCGCTCCTGGGGCCGCCGCCGCCGTTCTATCTCCGACAATTCCTTCTTCAACGACGGGCCTTGCTGCTTCTACTGCAACGTGGTTTCGTGTAGTAACTTCTGGCGGCACACAAGTTATTGATGGTAGTGTCACAGCATCAGGTGGTGGCGGAGATTTGCAATTGAATACAACTACCATAAGCATTGGACTGACCATTACGGTTAGTTCTTGGACAATTACACGCGGCAACGCGTAATCTAAGGAGTAATCAACATGGCAGGACGCGCAGGCGTAGCACGGTTTGGCGACGGCCAATCCACACTCGACACTCGACTCGGACAGCAGGGCGACTTGGTTATGTCTGAGTTGCACGGAAGGTACTACGAGCAGGCTGTTCGCAAGAACGTCTATTTCTCGCTGTGCGTTGCCCGTGCGACTTCGCTTCCGGCAACGGCGACCATCGGGAACATGGTCTATAACCCACCGGATTCGGGCGTCAATCTCGCCATCAGTAAGTGGCAGAGCCAAGTCATTGCGACCTCGGCAACCCTTACGGGTATCGGTCTTGCGGTTGGATATCAGCCGACCACTCCGACCACGGTAACCGCTGCGGATGCGACTGGCTCGACGTACTTGACGCAACCTACGCTGCTGACCGGCAAGGCGAAGGCTTATGCAATCGCCACGGCTCTGGTTGCTCCGGTTATGGTTGCTATGCTTCATCACAATACTGCCGCTATCAACACGGTGGGTATTGACCAAGCATCAGGTGACTTTGAGGGTCAGTTGATTGTTCCTCCTGGTGGATTCATCTGCTTCGCTGCTACTGGTGCTGCTGCTGCTGCTTCCGGCCACACTTCGTGGATTTCGTGGGAAGAAATTCCGACGCTCTGATAGGAGAAGAATATGGCTAACAGAGCAGGTATGGCAAAATACGGTGACTTCATGCCGACGCCCGACTCCCGTATCGGGCAGCAGGGGGAGTTGGTAGTTACGCAACTTCACGCAGACGGATACGAGCAAGCGGTTCGGAAGAACATCTTTTTCTCTCACTGTATTGCTAGAGCGACCTCTATTGCGACAACGGCGATGGTCGGGAATCTGGTCTGGAATCCGCCCGACTCCGGAGTGAATTGCTGTCTCCGTCACTGGTCGAGCAGCATCCATGTATCATCTGCGACTACGGTAGGCATGATGTTGGCAGTGGGGTATTCAGCATCTTCTCCTACTTCAACGACGGTGGCAGATGCGAGCGGATCGACGTTTCTTTCCCTGTCTGGTGCAACAAACAACATCTTCCTTAAAGGCAAGGCACAGGCGTTTGCCATTGCGACAGTGTTGATTGCTCCGCTTCCTATTTGGCTGCTGCATCACAACACCGCAGGTATTGCTACAACGGGCGTGGACATACTCGCAGATAACGTGGAAGGTTCGTTCATCATTCCTCCGGGCGGGTTCTGGTGTATGGCGGCGCAGTCTGTAGCAGTAGCAGCGGCTGGACACACCTCATCGTGGTTGTGGGAAGAAGTGCCGGTTCTCTAACATGGCGAACAATGTCATACTGGCCTCTGGCGCACTTACCGTAGCAACGGTAGGTGATGCCAACAACGTCCAGACGCAATCGGTAGTCGATTCGTTTCTGTCGAGTGCCGGTGCGCCGATCAACGTGGCGACCACTACACCGGTT